TTCTGTTACACTTGGAGTTGATCCTAAACTAAAAGTGTATTTATCTGTTGTTGTAACTGTTATACTAAATCCTGAAGCATTTTCAAATGTAGATGCAGACACCCCACCAGGGCTCCCTCTAACATTTCTAAATCTTACAGTATCACTTGAACTTCTTCCATGGTTTATTTCTGTAACTGTAATTGTTTGAGAACTTGCAGTAATAGAAAAAGGATTATTGCCTAATAGAGCGGCAACTTCATTTTCTGTTCTTGCAGGTCTTACATCTCTCAAACCTTGAGAATCACCTGATCTTGATTTTAATTCTAATTGCGGATGTTTTTCTTCATACTCTGATTTATGAACAAAATGACCATTCCATTCTTTAACCATTTCATTGTATGGAAATTCTAATCCTGATCTATCTGATATTGCTTTTGCGTAT